GTATTTTGATCCAGAGACAAAGAAATTCTATAATGGAGTTTTTGTGTCTGCGTATGTTTCAAAGGGCGCACAAGATACTTGGGAAAAAGTTATTGATGGAACATACACAGGATTTTCTATTGGTGGAAGAATGAATAAGTGGGACGATGCTTATGATGAAAAGTTAGACAAGTCTATACGTATTATTAAGCAATATGATTTAGTTGAGTTGAGTCTTGTAGATTCCCCAGCAAATCAGTTTGCAAACATTGTATCTGTTGAAAAAGTAGATGGAGTAGATGTTATCAAGGGTGACGAAACAATTTTAGAAAATGTTTTTTGGGATAAAGAATCTGGTCTTGTAATGGTTTCAGAAAATGAATCTGAAGTAAGCCCAACTTCAGGAGAGCCAATGGCAAATATAGGGTTCGTTGAAAAAACGGATGTTGAAAAAACACAAATGATAAAATTCTTAGTTGATAGTGCTAAAGGCATTAATACTTCTAAGATGAACAAGGAGGAAAACCTTATGGCAAAAGCAACAAAAAATACAACAGATGAGATTGTTTCAAAATCAGAAGTTGTCGTTGAAAATACAGAGGTCGCTCCAGAGGCAGAAGTAAAAGCAGATGCAGTAGTAGCAGAAACACAAGAAGTCACTAAGGCTTCAACATGTCCAGATTGCGGAATGGCTATGGACGCATGTAAGTGTGACAAGAAGTCTGATGCAACTGAAGAAGATTCAACAGAAAAGGCTGCAAAGCCAGATGCTGAAGAATCTGCTGCTCATGAAGATACTGAGTCAACATCAGTTGAAGCAGAAGAAGACAAGAAGCCTATGGCTCCTAAATCAGATGAAGTAATTGCAGAAGCAGTTGCAGAAATCAATGATGGTCTTAATAAAGCCTTTAGCGATCTAGTAGAAATAGTCAAGTCATTGCAGACAGAAGTAGAACTTCTAAAGTCTTCAAAGGTAGACGTTGACGTAGTACGGAGTTCATTTGAAGATGTAGCAAAAGATATTGCTGCAGTTTCAACTGGAGTTAATGAATTTGGAAAGAGAGTAGACGCTGTGGAAGCAGATACCGCTTTCCGAAAGTCTGGCGATCTCGGCGAGATAGTTCAGAATCAACCTGTAATGGTTGAAAAATCCCTATGGGGCGGTAGTTTCCTCAAAACAGCCGATCTATTCAATTAGAAAATCACTTGGAGGTGAAATATATGTCGGAAGAAATTAAAAAGAATCAGCCAGGTACCACAGGTACTGGCCACGTAGGCGGAACAGCACCAGGACTCTATCAGGGTCAAGGAGCATTCGCTTCAGGTTCAGATGCAGGCGTTAACGTACCAGGCAATTATACTGATGGAGGCGTGTTGGGAAATATCCCAGCAGCAAACCTCGGTGTAACTGATGGACCAAACGCAGTTAATCCCTCAGGTGATGCTGGAAGCGGAATTCTACGCCCTGAACAAGCACGTCGTTTTATTGACTACGTGTGGGATGCAACTATCCTCGCTCAAGATGGTCGTCGTGTGACCATGAGAGCAAACACCATGGAACTTGAAAAGGTTAACGTTGGTGAGCGTGTAATTCGTGCTGCTGCTCAAGCAGTTGGAGATTACACAAATGCTGGTGCGACATTCTCAAAGGTGGAACTTACAACTAAGAAGATCCGTCTTGACTGGGAAGTCTCAGCAGAAGCACTTGAAGACAATATCGAAGGTGCAGCATTGGAAGATCACATCGTTCGTCTTATGACAAACGCATTCGGTAACGATATCGAAGATCTTGCAATTAATGGTACAGGAGATTCAAACGATGGATCATTCCTTGGTATCATGAACGGTTTCGTAAACCGTGTCAAGGAAGATGGAGATGCACATGAAGCAGTAGTTACAGTTACAAATGATAACTGGACAACTGATGCTATGCAGAAGATCATCCTTGCTATGCCACGTAAGTATCGTGCTATCAAGTCTAACTTGAAGTTCTATGCTGGTACAGATGCATTCCAGGGAATCATTAAGAACAATGGTACTCTTGCAGATGCAATCGCAGAGGCATTTGCTGGTACTCCAGCAGGTACACCTGCAAACCGTCAGGCATACCTTGATGGAACTGCACAGACATTTGGTGGAGCACGTACAACACGTGTTCTCGGTGTCGATGTTCAGGAAGTTCCTTACTACCCTGCAGGATATGTCGATTTGACATTCCCACAGAACCGTGTATGGGGATTCCAGCGTGACATCACTGTTAACCGTGAATACAAGCCAAAGAAGGATACTGTAGAATATACAGTCTTCGTTCGCTTCGGTATTCAGTGGGAAGAGCAGGATGCTATCGCATGGGCAGATGCTGCAGCAGACGCATAATCTGTAAACAGTAAAAATTAGGGGGAGTAGGAGTTAACGCTCCTGCTCCCCTTATAATTTATAATGATATAATACTATTTAGGAGGAATAAAATGGAAAATACTAATCCAGTTGAAGAAGTAAAAGTAGAAACTCCTGTAGCAACTCCAGAAGTCAAGGATGTAACTCCAGAACCAGCAAAGGCTGCTGAGCCAAAGGCTCCAGAAGTAAAGGCTGCTCCAGAGGCACCAAAGGCTCCAGATGCAATTAGCACAGATTCATTTGCAAGATCTACAGTTGAAGCACCAGCAGTTGGCGCAGTCGCTAACGGCGCAATCGGTGTAACAACAGCCCCTAAGAAGGCAGAAGCACCAGAACCAAAGAAGCCAAAGGTTTCTGCAGATAAGGTTGCAATTAGATCTTCAAAGAATGTATCTTGGGGAGAAGTTGGCAAAGTTTCTAAGGGAATTAATATTGTCACAAAGGAAGAAGCAGATCAATGGCTTACTCGTGACCATATTGAACTCGTTAAGCCTGAAGAAGTCGCTAAGGAATTTGGTCTGTAAGCGATGGAGATTTTGAGAGTTCCACCTTATCCAATTATTACTACATGGGAATTGCCCATACCAAATTATGAGTATATCCTATATGTAGAGGATTTGGTGGATCACTCAGTAGAAGAAACAAATATTACATCTGATGAAAATGGAATAGTTGTTTATGAACTCCCACTAACAAAGGTTGAGTATGACAGACACTTCTTTGTTAAGTTTTATGATACAGAGCACATTCATACATTATATGAAGAAAATTTAGATATTATTAGACCATATGCTAATCCAAATAAGATGGGCACAACGGCTTCAGAAGTTGAAGAATACAAGATGTATGAACTTATTGCTCGTTCTGTCATTGATCAAATTATTCCAGATGGTTTTTATAATACAAAACATATTATTCAAAAAACTGGAACAGGAACAGATTATTTTGCAGTATGGAAAGATGTAAATAAAGTACTTAGGGTTTATGAAAACAATGTTCTGGTGTATGATGTAGATACTCCATCAGACAATGTGTATGACTATATAATTACATTAGATAACTCTGCAATTCAAAGAGTTGTAAATGGACGATTTAATAGATCAGAATCTATGCCACCAAATCTTATTCAAGCAAGAGGTGATCTTGGATACTACGGTTTTGATACAGTTGCTTTCCCATCAAGTTATGACTATATATTTATTGTAGACGCAGGGTATAGAACAGTTCCAGCAGATGTTGAGCAAGGAACAAAGATGTTTATTGAAGATATAAGAAGTGGCAAGTTAGATTATTATAATCGATACATCAAGAACTATCAAACAGATCAGTTCCAAGTTGAATTTATGGATAAAGTTATTAATGGAACAGGAAATCTATTACTAGATAAAATTTTGGATAAGTATTCCAATAATATCTTAAAACCAGGGATTATTTAATGATAGGATTGAGCACAGATTATAACTATCCAATGAAAGCAGATATCTATTATTCTTCTGTTGAACAAGGCACCTATGGAAACATTAAAAAACAATGGATGCTTGATAGAACTATAGATTGCTATTTTGCAGCAGCAGGGCTTAAAAATAAAGATGAACAAATGAATAATAATGTCGCAATTATTCAAAGCACTCTATTACTTGGAAGAACCAAAGAGGATGTTAGAGTATCATCTTTAAATTCTGGAACAGCAAATACAAATATTTTAATAACAAACATTCGTGATTCTGAAGGCAACCCTATGTATGTTGAGACATCTGGTATTCGTGCAGGAAAGTCAACATTATTTGAAATTGGAACTGTCTCTCCTTTTGCTGGACTATTCGCAAAAGTTGAATACTATAAGTTAGTTGTTAAAAGATCTGACAATCAGGCGGTTGACCTATGATAACTAGATTTGATTCAAAACAATTTATGAAAGATATGAATAACATAGTAGAGTATTCAATAGGATTTCTTGATGGTATTCAAGGAGGCAAAAAAATATTTTTACAAAATCTTGGACAAGAAACAATCCTTACATTAAAAGAATTTATTGATCTTAATGCACAGGTAGATCCAGCAATGCTTCACCACGTATATGAATGGTATCAAACTGGAAGTCCACAGGCAAGACTATACGATGTTCATGCAACAGTTAGCAATCTAGGACTTTCTTTTAAATCAACATTTAAGCAATCTAATACAGTTAAAGATGGATCTAGAACACCATTTTATGATAAGGCAAGAATTATGGAAGAAGGAATTCCAGTTGTAATTAGACCAAAGGTTTCAGATGTTCTAGCATTTGAAAATAATAATGGTGAAACAATATTTACAAGAAATCCAATAGTTGTTGAAAATCCAGGAGGAACAGCAGCACAAGGCGGTTTTGAAAATGTAATGAATATGTTTTTTAATCAATATTTTAAGCAATCATTTTTAAGAACAACAGGACTAGATATATACCTTAAGAACCCTAGGGTATTTAAAACCAATATGGCAGCAGGCAAAGTGTCTGGCAAATCTGCAGGTTATTCAACTGGGTTTAAGTGGATCGCAAATGCGGTGGTTGCATAATGGCTAATATACATCACCCACCTTCATTGATCAATGCCTATTTAGCAGCAAAGGTTGATCCACGATTCAGTCCAACAACAAGTACTAATGGTCAATATACTAATAATACTGCCCCTATGTTTCCAGATACAGCAGCAAATGTTTTTAAGTTTTTTCCTACAGCACCAACTGACATTAATCTTCTTACAGAAAGTTTTCCAGAAGGTAATGGGGTATTTGCTATATACGACAGAATGCTAAGAATGAGAAGATCTGCATTTCCACACATCAAGTGTGAGCAGGTCATGTATTATTTTTATTCATTTGGAGAAGGTTCCGTTGAGGATATGGTAGTTACTCAAGCATTGGTAGAAGAACTTCTTAATAGAGGAGATGAGTCTGCACAGGAACTTAATGAGTGGGCATTAGCCAATCCAGGAACATGGCAAGACGCTTCAAAACCAGTATTCTTCCACAACTTCAAAGTATACCAATTACAGGAAACAAGAGACATTATAGATTTTGGTACTGCCCGTACCTATGCTGGCAACAAGATCATTGTCGACTTTGACTGGCACAAGGGCTAAAATAGTCACTAATAAAATAGTGATATAATGGGAATTGAGGAAACACGCCACAATTTCATATATGCAAGACAAAGGATAAGAGGTGAAATAAATGGCTTATACAAGAGGTAGTTCTAACAATATTATCGTTGGAGCAGCAGCGTTGTTTACATACGACGGTGCGCTTTCAGGTTCTCCTAAAACAGGAAACACTGGAGCAAAGCCCCTAGCATTCGTAGATGGAGTATCATACAAGGAGACGCTGACAACAGCATCTGAGTCTGTTGGTTCCAAATGGCGCAATGTTGGTTATACAAGCAACGGTCTAGATCTAGAATTTCAACCATCATTTGGTGAAGTTAAGGTAGACCAGGTACTTGACGTTGCTCGTCTTTTCAAGGACGGCATGCAGGTATCACTCAAGACTTCTTTCGCAGAAGCAACACTTGAGAATCTTCTAGTATCAGTAGCAGCACAGTCAGACGATTTGTCTACTTTGGCTACAGGTACAGGAATCGGTGCAGGCAGCCAGGTTTTCGAAATCAATTCAGGTGAACTAGGTAGCGTTCCTTTAGAGCGTGGTTTAGTAGCCGTTGG